AAGTAGTTGCAGAAGGAACAGCAGTTACGATTGCTTTGTTGTAAACACCTGAAGTGTTGTTTTGAATCATAACCGTTTGACCAACTCTAATCCCGATGTAAGTAACACCTGCGTCAGCTACTGTAAAAGTAGCAGTATTAGATGCTAATGCAGCAGCTGAGGTTACGTTAGTGTATTTAATATGAAGACGACCTTGCTCAGCCCATTTAATTTGGTCAGAGTTAGAAGGCATCTCAGCTCCCACCATTCTCAAGAATGATGCGATACTTCTATTACCGTAACGCTCAAACTCTTTTTCATAAGTATCAGGAAGATACTGATTTAAAAAGTCGAAGTTAGTAATATAATTTGTTTGTAATGCTACTTGTTCTGCTGCAGGTTGCAACGCAAAAGTAGGATTTGATAATAATGCACTTGCCATAATTTTTAATTTTTAAATTTTATACTTTTTTTATACTTCGGATTTTTAGGCTCCTTCCCGAATCAGGATTTACAGCTTTTACTTGAATGCCATCTGTAGATTTCTTAACCTGCGGAATACTCTGACTACCCATTTGGATATTCTTAATATTCCTCATTGTCCCATCTACAGCGTCAGCTTTACCTTGTTCATAAAAGAACTTAGCAAATCTATCAGGATTCATAGCTACAGCTAATGCTTTATGGTATCCATGAGCATCTTTAATTAAACCTTGCTCATCTAAAAACTTATTAATAAAGTTTACAGGAGTAGATTGTAATTTTTTTAGCTCATTTCTATCCCCGGGATTGAAAGCGACTTTTTTGTCATCTAAGCTGAACTCAAAACCTTTGAATCCTTCTGAGAAAACTTCATCAGACTTTTGGTCAAACCACTGTCTTTTTCTTTCACTCTCCTCTTCGATTGTTTTAGCTTGCTGTATATATTGCTTATAACTTTGATAAGTTTCTTTTTCTTCATCAGAAATAAGACTTTCTCTTGACTCAAGAGGAATCTTGTATTTTTCTTTTTCAGAACTAAGAAACTTTTTAGCTTGAGCAACAGCCTTTTTTGTTTCTAATTTTATTTTTTTGATTGTAGATTCATCATCAATATCTTCATCATATCTGAAATCATCCATAAGAACCTCTATATCATCTTCATCAAGACCCTCCTGAGTCGAAATAAGATATTCTCTTAAAAGAGTTTCATTATCCAAGGAATCTATATCCTTATTCACTTTAACAAAATCCTCAAACCCCCTTCCTGTTTCTTGCTTATACTTTAGGTAAGCCGCAACATCTTCAGGTAATTGTGGAGAATTTTGTTTTTCAGAAATTAATTCATCAAAAGATTTAATTTCTTTGTTATATTTTTTGCCAATAAATGAAAGAACTTTTTCTTCTGTTAAGTCATCATCGTTACCTATTGGAGGTTCGTTACTTATTAGAGGTTCATTACTCGTTGGAGGTTCATTACTCTCTAATTCTTGTTGATGCTTATCTAATAACTCTTGCTCTAACTCTGCAATGCCTTTAGGCTCTACAACGTCTAAAGCTCTTACTTTAAAATTTTCCATTTGATTCGATTTAATTTTTTACAAATATATACTTTTTTTTTTATTTTTTTATCTAGGCTCAAATTCTCCTAAATCAAAACCATCTAAGCTATCTTCGTTAGATTCAAAATTCATTGGAGGTAAATTGTTTTTCCTTTGATTGATTAATTTAGATTGCTCAGTATTTTGTTGGCTTATTCTATTTGCTTTGGCATCTTCTTTTTCCTTCTCACGAGAATTTAAGCTCTCAACCTCCATACCTCTAATTTGCTGATTATATGAAAACTCTTCTGCCATTAACTGAGATTTTAACTCAGCTTCTCTTTCCATTTTCTGAATCTCAAAAGCAACCTCAGCTTGTTTGATTTGCATTTTTGAATTGGTCTCACTCTGTATTTTTTGTATAGAATTTTTAGCAGCCATTTCTTGAGATTGCAATTGCTGTTGAGAAATCATAGCTTGTTGTTGCATTTTCATTCTTTCTTCACGCTCCTGCTTTTTAACTCGTTTCATTTTAAGCAATTGATTTGCAAGTTTTAGATTTTTAATCTCCCTAATATCAATAGCATCTTCAAGATTAATATCGCCTTTAGATAAAGCCATTTGAATATTAGCTTCAAGCTGAGCTTTTTGTTCTTCATCAGGAGAAACTTCTATAAAGATACCAAAGTCATAAATATAAAGTTCTTTGATGTCATTTAAAATAGAAACATTATATCTTCCAATCTTACTAATAAAATCATCTCTAAAATCAGAATATTCTAAAATATCAGCTATACGATATGTCAACGCTTCAGCTAATGTTTTAAAAACAAATAAACTAGTATCCAATATATGTCTAGTCGCTGTATTTGAATTTAATGCAGCTAATTTCTGAACTCCTACTAATGCGTTAGGGTCAGGAGTGGAACCATCTCTAGCCTCATTAAGTCCTGTAACAGACCTAATCATATTTAGGTAATGGTTGTAATTAGAGATAAGCATTTGAGTTTTGGATGCTCCTGAATTTGATGTTAACTGCTGAATAGGTATTCTAGCATTATTAAAATCTCCATCTTGAGTATAAGACCTACCGATAACAGAACCTGTTTGAAAGTAAAGCCTCAATGCATCTTCAGGATTATAAGCCGCACCTGTACCTAAGTCAACTTCATTTAATCCATCGGCATCAATAAAAACTCCATCAGGAACTACTCTATTTATTACTTGCTGAAGTTTTAAATGTGTAACTTGGATAAGGTCAGCAAAAGGTATCATCCTTCTCACTAAAGATTCAATTACTCCTTTATACATACGTGGTGCCGCAGCAACATAATTTGGTATAGCGTGTTGAGATGCTGACTTTGGTCTAACCATATTCTTAGAAAGCTCCCACTTTAAAAGAATATTTGTTCCCATAACCATAACCCCTTCATACCATACATCAATTGTTTTTTCAATTTTCTCGAAATTACCTTCTTCCATCATTTCTACAGGAGGATTGAAAGTGTCATCTTTCTCAATAATCCTAGCGGCTCCTCCTTCAAGGTTTTTTTTCTTATAAACTACTTTTTTTGTAGTTTTATAATTAAAATACATCAATGTGGCTGTATCTCTTGAAAATATACTGTTTTCATAAAATTGAGCAACATTGTAATAATCATACCAAGACTGACTATATTGTGTTATTTTTTGTAAATCTTCTTTTGTGAGTGATTGGTCAATTTTCATTAACTCAGTAATTGGTAAAGTCTTTATTTCTCCCCAATAAAAACAATCTTTAAAATAAGGGTCTTCAGTATAAGAGTAAACAATATTAGCAGGGTCAACGTAAGATATTTTAACTCCTGAGCCTTCAAGAAATTCATGCTTAGCTACCTCAATACCTATTACAGTTGCATCATAATTCAATTGTTTTCTTATATCCTCATAATGATTCTCATCAAACATTGTATTAATAGCAGTTTCTTCAGCTATCTCAATAGCAGGTTTGTAATTAAGCTGCATATACAATGATAATTCTTCATCTGTTTCAGGAATTTCTTCAGGGTCCATCATAAATGTATCAACACCTGTTTTTTCTTTGATTAGACTTAAAACAGGCTTTGCAGCCTTTTGACCTTCGAGCATTTCTTGGTATTTGTTTCTTTTAGCTTGAGACATAGCGTCTTGAGCGTATGCTTTTACCTTAAAAAGTCTATCAGACATTCCATTAACAACAATATCTACAAATTTAGGTATAATTGGAACGGGAGTCCAATCTAAATTCAGGTAAGATAAATCGCCATCAACAGCTAATTCGTTTTTATATTTACCTACAGACTGTTCTCCTCTAGCATAAAGCCTCAATCTGTTAAACTCTCTCCATTGACTGTAGAATCTACAAGAATTTCCGTCTTTTCTAAACCATTCATACTGAATAGCTTGACCTACTTGAAGTCCAAATTCGTCAGACGCTTTTTCTGCGTCAGTAGCTAACTGACTCGGAAAAGCTGACGATATTATTTCTATTGTTATGTCTTTCATCTAATTAATCGGCTATTAGTTCCATCATTTGAATACCTTGCGAAGTTAATAATAATTTTTGAATCTTTTTTCTCAGGCATATATAAATTCTTTTGATTAGCCATTATAGCCAATCCTGAACTAATAGATGCATCAAATTTAGTTCTATTATTTATATCAAATTTAGCCCAATCCATCAAAGTTCTATTAAATAACATACTACCAATTTCGTCAGGGTCTCTGTATTGAGTAGATGAATCAAATCCAACATATCTTTCTATGTAAGACTCAATAGCAGATGCGTGTGATTGTTTTACATCTTCAGAAGAGTTTGGTATTCCTCCAAGCTCACGTTCTGTTTTTGTTAGTTTATTATATAGCTTATCAGGTCTGTTTAAAGAAAATCCTCTATAACCTCTATTTTTAAAATGATACAAAAGTCTTGGTTTATTATTTTCTACAAGAATAGGCATTCCGTAAAAAATACAAGCCATTAATACTTCTTCAAAAAATATTTCAGCAGTTTGAGGTCTTGATATGTATTCAAGAAAAAATTCATTACTTGGAGCCTCATCCATATTAAATTTAGTAAGACCGTGCAATGCACCATTAGAACCTCTACCTCCAACTACAGCTGATATATCATAAGAATCGCACCCAAAAGAACCTATATGCTCATTGCCCGGATATTTCATACCATTTCTAATATGAACATTATTTTGCAAATGATTAGTAGGAGTCCAACCAACTAAAAACCTACCGCTTTTGTCAGGAGTCCAAATAACCTTAGTATCTTTTATTCCATCCTTCCAATGAAAAGAACCTCTTGTTAAATGATGTTCTTTTATAAGAGAGTCATTGTAATCTATTTGCTGATATATCTTTGTAAGATTAAATAATGATTGTTTACTTTCATCTCTAAATGCATGAGATTCTGTCCTTGGAAATTGACGATAAAACTCATTAAGAGCATCTGCATCGTTTTTTAAAGAATCTACTTCTGCCTGCCAATAATCTATAGCCCCATTTTTTATCC